GTAGTAGCCTGTTCTTTCTTTTTCAAGCGTTTCGTACTGCGTGATCGCTTCTTGGAGCCTTTTGGCAAGCTCACGCTTGATTCTAGCAGTTGTTTTACGTTTTCGCTCAAGGTCTACTCTTTTCTTTAAGCCCATGTGAGATATACTTTTGCCTGATTGTGTAGTAAGCCAAGCAGAAACTTCTCTGTAACTGTACTGCTTTAAGTGCTTCTTTGCAAGCTCTAATAGTTCTAACTCTTTCTCAATAGGGTTTAACCAACGTTCATCATTTGGGTCTATCTCGTAACCAAAAGGTACAAACTTTACTAATCTAGGTATTCTCTCCCAATGTCGTAACTTCTTAGGCTTAGGTAGCATCCAATAACCTAAGTCATTAAACGCAAAATGTTTAGTCATCACTACTTTCTTTAGGGGGTAAGATAAATAAACCACCACTAGCCTCTACTGCAACCTTCTCAGTCTTAACTACACCAGCACGGTCTAGTATCTGTCCTGCTGCAACCATTTTTTCTTTAATGCCAAGCTGAGTAGGGTCAACTAAAGCACTACCATAAGCTACAGCAGCTTTAGGACCAAGACGCGCCATGTAAGACTTTGTAGCCTCAAAGATTTCATCCTTTAAGGTTTCTACAATGGTTTTAGTAGCGTACCCATCTGAGTACCCTGCAAGCTTCTTAGCTTGTACAACATCACCTTGTGCTTCATCAAACAAGACTTGCATAAAGAGTTGTTGCTTTTCGTTTAGTACCCTACTCATGTTACTCTCCTGTGCGGCTTGGTAGCTTTAGCCGCTTTCTTAGGCTGCTTAGAAAACTGCTTACCTTTTGCTGTATCCGATCTTTTCTTCGCTGAAGACGCAGCGTAAGACTTAGAATCCATAGCTTTAATAGCACTAGCTGGCAAGTAACGCTCTCCTGTAGCCTTTGGGCCTTGCGTAGAAGGTTTACCACTTTTAGTTCTCCACTTCTGCTTAGTCCACGACTTAAGGCTCTTTTGACTTTTAGCTAAAGCCATTACGACATTTTAACCAACTTATAGCCTTTAGCTTTAGCTGCTGTACGGATTTTAGCTAAAGTCATACCTGCAGAGCCACCCTTAGAGTAGCCTTTCTTTTTCATCATAGCACCGCCACGTGCCATACCTTTTTTCTTCATCTTCATCATTGCACCACGTGCATAACCTTTTTTCTTCATCGCCATTGTATTAGTCCTCTCTATAAAGATTGTTAAAAACTCTTTCTGTATCCCAAACGTAAGATGTATCCTCTTTAGAATGAAACACATTCTGATTAGGCTTAAAGTCAGGCGCACCTTCTCCTGTCTCAAACCAAGCAGGGTGAGTTACCCTCACTCTATTATTAGGCAACGCAACAATGTTACCTGTATATTCTCCTGCATCTAACAACTCTAATATATGAGATTGTTTATGTTGGGCAGGGTCATCAGCTACCTCACTGTCTGTATAGTCTACAGTAAAGTAATACTTAGCAGGGTAAAACTCTCCATCAACTTTTGCAATCCAAGGCGAAGGAGTAGCCCTTTCTAGCTTATAAACAGAGTGATTGTGAGACATACAATCCCAAGGCTGTGCAAGGTACGGCGGTAACTCTTTAGGCCAATCCTCTAATGGAGTATCCGCTACAAGGGCTGTAAGCGGCATCCTAGCCCACATTGCGCCACCGTGTACATTTTGTGAGTCATCAAAGTCAGATTCACAACCTGTAAAGATAACTTGAAAGCTTAACGTTCTGTTTGGCATCGTAGTAACTGCAATAACCATACAGTGTAAAAACTCGCCATGATACTCTTCCATATTCTTAGTGTACTCTCTACGTACCCAAGCTTTAAAATATGGTATACTACTTTGAAGATGAGGCATTCTCTTTTCTTAACCTTTCTTTTGCTCTTTTAGCAACTGCAACAACTGCTTTCTTGCCCATAACTTTAGCACGTTGTTCCATAACTGTCAAGATTTGTATTTTTCTTGCAAAAGATTTACCTGATCTTCTTACTCTTCTAACTGTAGCCTCTGCTTCTTTTACTGTACCAAACTTAATCGGTACAGTATCTTTTGGGTTCTCATCAGTGTATAGCCTACGATCAGACCCTTTAGGTTTCTTACCTGTTCCTAACTTTGGGTCTTTAGCCATATTAAGACTTATAACCTCCACCTGCAGCTTTGTAAGCTTTAGCAACCATTTGTGCTTTTCGTGCAGACCACTGCCCCGGCGCACCGCCCTTACCACCAGCTTTTATTCTGTTAAAGATTTGTTTGCGCTTTCCCGGTTGAGTGTAATTACCCGCTGCATTGACCTTAGATTTGGCCTTTCCCGTAGAACTTTTGCTTGATTTCACCACGTGTGACTCCAATATCTTTTAGAGCTTTATCTGACATATTGTTTAGCTGCCAGTATTGTACTCTGCGTTGTTGACTCTCTTGTATTGCTTTAATAAATCTTTTAAACATGGTATATCTCCTCTATGTATTACCACAGACAGTTATACCATGCTTTGCTTTAAAGGACTACATACAAGAATGCAATCCTGTTATGCAATAAATTATTACCTCTTACGTTTAGTGGTCATACCACCTTTACTCATGTAACCCATTTTATTACGGACATCTTTTGGCAGCTTTTTTAGTCCTACTTGGTTAGCTGATGTAGCTTTTAGGCCACCTGCAGCGTAAGCACCTTTAGGCTTCTTAGTTACAGGACCACCTTTGTTTTTAGAAGTCTTAAGGCTAAGTCTAACACTATCTTTAGCTAAATCTTTAGGAACACTTAAGTCATTTCTTTCAGCCCATTTAGCTAAACGAAATTGTTCTTTAGAACTAAGACTTTTATCTCCTGCTTTCCAAGCCTCAAGCTTTGCTGAATTTGTTGTAGGCTTAGACTTTGCAGTAACTTCAGGTTTAGCCTTTGCAGTAACTTTAGGTTTGCTTGGTGTAGAACCACTACGATCAATAGTACGGCGCATAGTCTCATAATTACCGTCACCACGCCCTTTTCCTACAGTAGCAGGAGACAGTCTCCTAGAAGTAATAGGTTTTTTCTTAAGAGGCTTTCCGTCTGGCCCTGTTGTTTTCTTGTCTTTAACGTTTGGTGCAGCAGGTTTTGCTGGACGTAACTTAGGCTTTAAAGACTTTGCAGGTGCAGAAAACTTCTTCATTACACTTTTTTTAGTTTCACCCTTTTTAAGGATACTATATTTCTTTCCATTAAATTCAAATACGTAATCCTTAGCTGAACCTGAATTTTCAAACTTCTTACGTGCCTTCTTAAAGGCGTCACCAAATGCGCTCATAATATTTATCTATCCCCTATGTTAACACCACACGAACTAGCGTGCTTGTACTACTACCTCGTCTGTAATTTAAAATTGTAGCGTTACCTATAGCTTTAGGTACAACAAGACTGTGAACACCAGCAGGTAACATAATGTCGTTATCTGTAATGTCAGCTTCTGCTGTAGCAAAACCTATATCTAAAGCGTGACTTGTCTCAATAAGCACCATCTTAGCGTTAGTGCAAACTACGTGTGTAGTAGCAGTATCACCTAGAGTAACTGCGTCTTCTACAGCCCATCCTAAGTGTTCTCCTACCAATGCGGCTTGATCAACCATTGTGTTTTAACTCCTGTTACGTTTTCCTAGCGTTACGATCACGTGGAAACGATCTATTAGAGCTAGAGGATACAACAGCTAAGTTGCCCTTCCTGTTATCTAAAGGATTGCCATTCTTGTGATGAACGTCCTGCCCTTGTTTTGCGCCACTGCGTTTACGTGCAGCGTTGCGTGAGGCTCTCTTTTTCTTTTGCTCTGGTTTAGCGTGGTAGTTATCGTATTCTTTACGATAGTTACGCTTACCCAAAGGAGGAGTTACAGATATCTTAGTTGGTGCTGACATTAGTAACTCCCCCCTTTTTATAGTAGCAAATTAATGTACTGAGTATTCTAGTTCAACAGTAAACCTACCTGCAGATGCATCACCATTAAGAGTGGTGGTAGCAAATACGTATAAGTTTGTATTTGCAATAGGTGCCTGTACTAGTGGATCAAAAATATGATACCCTGCTGCATCCAGATTAAGGTCTATTTCAGTTACTGAGTCAGTAGCAGAGATACGTGGATTGAATGATGCAACTCCTGCACCTACAATTTCTGTACCTGAAGATACAACAGCAGCATTAGTAGCAATACCAGAGGTAGGATTAAGTGCTAGACCACCTACAAGTGTTGGTCCTGCGACAGTAGTAATAAATACTAATGCACGATGGATAAAGAATTTAGTAGGGGTTACAATGCTTGATGGAGTATTAGTATCCAATGTACCTAACTCTACAAGACAG